TTTATAATACGGCCACATCTGCGATAAGTCAAGTTTAAAATCTTCTTTAGCATATTTTAAAGAGGATTCAAAATGATCTATGTGTAGTGTTGGTGTATACCTTGTTATGTTTTGTATTTCTTTTCTTAATAAGCTATACATATCTTCGTAATAATCAGGATCGAAATGGTGTTTAAAATAGCCTTTTGCCGCGAACACGGACGGCCTAATGCTAAACTTATCGTCAATGTCTGACATTAATAGATCGCAATCTTTGTGTAATTCTGTACTATGTATACTTTGTCTTGTGTGAACTCTATACGGGCTTGTGTGAGCTATAATAATTAAACTATACTGTCCTATATTAGAAACACTTTTTAATTGTTTAAGTATTTTATATTCACTTACGCCAGCTTGTGCTGTGTTAGTAATATCATAATACTGTTTTAGCAACAAAGGCCAACCAACACTCGTATCATTGGGATACTTTGCGGCAAAACTGTCTCCAGCAATTAGCAGTTTTTGAGCCATTCTAGAAAATCCTCTGCTACCAGTTTATGATAATCTTTATTGTAATGTTCGTCATCGGGTAAAAAATATTTTTTATGATCTATAAATTTTTTATTAAAATAATTTTCTACAGTCATAGGTGATATTTTAGTTACTTTTAAATCGCCGTAGAAGTCAAATGTTTTAGGAAACTTCATTCTATCAGTCATATTAAAAAAGTATAATCCGCAGTTACGATCGGCACACATATTATCCATTGTATATATGTCTTTAAAAAAGTCTCTTTGTTCTAAATGTGTATTCAAATCAAAGAAAAGTTTTATCTTCATAAAACTGTCTTTTCTAATATCGGGATCTAATAATGCGTTGTCGTGACTAAATTTAGCACCAACTGCTTCCTGAAAGTCTCCTTGGTGAGGCTTATTGTATAATTGAAATCGATCACCTTTAAACAACTCGTCTTGATAGATATCAATTAAACCGTCGTGCTTGTCTTTTACTTTTTTAGTAAAGTAATCTACAGGCAAAACTTCTGTGGATAGCGTTTTATTAAATGCTAAAATAAATCTATTCCATGATGACAACAGTACAAACACTTCGTCAGTGTCTGGATACTTGTCAAACATAGTCTTTAGCCAGTCTGGATATATTCTATTACATGATCCAGGCACAGCATAAATTGCTGTTTTCTTATTGTGTTTTAGACCGTACAATTCGGCGTAGTTGTTATCATTCCATATGGAATAGCTACCAGGACCTTGTTTTCCTGGTAGCGAGTCGTATCCGCATGTATGGCTGTCGCCTAAGAATACAGTAGTACCCATTATGAAAAATACTTATTAAGCATTTCTAATCTGTCATCAGCCGCTGCCATAGCGTCTAATTCTTTTTGGATAGTTTCAATGATATCAGAATGTTCTCCAATACCTACAACTGTACTCAAATACACATCAATATTCGTTTGGTGTTTGAGAATCTCCGCCTGCGCATGTGCCTTGGCGGCTGTTACTAACTTTTCCTTCAACATAAAACTCCCTTCTTATAGTTACCTTTGTTGGGTATTACGTGGCGAACCCCGCCACTAGGGTCTTCCATATCGCCAGCACGGCGCGGAATTAGGTGTACATGAGGCCACATAACAGTTTGTCCTGCGGCTTCACCGACATTTTGTCCAATGTTAAACGCATCACAGTATCCGCGTTCAACCCAATCGTAGCCCCATTTGTATGCGGCTTCCATACATTTAGTAAACGATTGCCAATTTTGTTCTTTAGGTACGAAAAGGATATGTCCTTCTGTAACAGGAAATCCATCTCGATAAACTACAAATCCTTTTGCGTCTAGCAATACATCTTTCCACGGAACGTCTTTAAATTCCATTAACGTGATCTCCTAAAAGACTTAACATTTGGATCTTCTGGTAAGTCATCTGCCTTGATAGTAAATTCATATCCAGCCATATTACCAACGTAATGTTTGTGTTTAGCAACATAGGTGAAGTGTACTTTTACTGTATTCATACTTACGTCAATAAACTTTTCTAGCCTTACGTTTAGGATGTATCCGTTTGTATCTTTATCATTGTTAGTACAATGAATAGAAACCATTTGATCTACCATATTATGTGACATTATATTCTCCTACATTTTCCCACGGATAAACTAACCAAACATCTTCTTCTGCTTTGTTAATATCGTGACACGAATAGTTAATAGGTACTAATACTTCGCTAGCCATGTTATCTGTAAGTGTAGCAAACTTTACATTGTTACCCCATACACGATGCCAATGAGAATCATCAGGCAAACAACCTGATTCCCAGTCTCGCATAATCCAATTGAATGTAGTACCTGTATCGTTAATATCATCTACAATAAGAATGTTCTTTTTATTGTTACCAGCATCACTGTGCGGATATCCAAAAGCATCTTCTGCCATCCAAGCATTACTTTCACTATCTCTGTTATCATCACGTAGGCTTACTTTAAGTGCTTCGCAACGAATGCCAGTCATATTACTAATAATAGTAGCAGGCACATTACCACCTCGGGTAATACCCACAATGTAATCAGGACGCCAGTTGTCTTTGTACATTTGATTTACAATGCTAACACACATACGTTCAATGTCAGCCCAGCTATAATAATGTTTCTTAATCATTTGTTTTCCTGTTGTTTTAGATACTGTTCATTGTGTATCCATCTATAACCTGATTGCGACCAATCAGTATCTGCTCCATACACATAACGTACAAAGCCCCATTCTTTCTTTTTAATTCCCATAAAGAATAAACTTGTACACGGTATTTCGTTACCATCGTCGTCTTTAGCAAGTTCTAACCAATGTAGGTCATCAGCTTTTCTAAAACGAATATTTCCTGGCCCACGCCATTCTTTTGTAGCACCTACTACAGCACCTTCTTGTGAAATAATTGGAATATGTTCCCAGTAACCGCCTTTGATAATAAACGCACCCCAATTCCAAGGATGATCATGTAGTGTTGGCTCGTCACTAACAAGAACCTTATGTAACGTAATGTTAAAAGGAAAGTTCTTGCGTTCTTTTAGAAATAGATAGTAACGGATAAGATACGGAATCTTACCTGTTCTATCTGTAATTACACGTTTACGTCCTAGCAAAGTAAACAACTTGTCAAGCAAACTACTCATACACATTCCATACTCTGTGTTTAGGTTGTAATAAAGAATAGATTGACTTTACTCTAGCATTGTACTCATCTTCATTTACTGCTAGGTTGTTTAAATGCCTTTGCCAAATAATACGCATATCTTCAGGAAGTGTTTTAATTTTAAGTACCTTCTCTAAAGATTTCTTACGTTCTTGTTGTTTACTTGTATTAAATGGTCCCATTATAGTTCCTCCAATATTCCTAAGCCTTCTGCGGCAATTAAAAAGAATCCTGCGAGTACAACATTACCCATAACAAGAAATACACCTGCTACAATACGTACTACACTTTTTACAAGACTAATATAAAAATGTTTCTTGCTTGGATCTTTAGGTTCTGGCGCTCCTGGCATATACACTCTTTCTGGAATAGGCATTACACTACCTCCATCAAAGGCTCACTAGTTGTATAGTCATGATAGTCGCCATTGGCATTATATTTTCTAACAACAGTTCTTTTAATTAGAACTTTGTCTTCTAATACGTATGAAGTTAACTCTTGTTTAAGCACGTTGTCGGTTGGTGCGTCAAGGGCTGTTCTTAAAGGTCCTTCTTTAATCATCTTGGGGCAAACTCCTGTTGTAATTTAATATTGTCCATAAACTCTTTTTTAGTACCTGGGTCATCTTTAAAACTTCCTCTTAGTACTGTAGTTTGTGTAAGACTACTATGTGCCATGATGCCTCTATTCTCACAACAGCCATGTGTTGCTTGGATATAAACACCTAAGTTTTTAGCGTTAGTTGCTATTTCAATCTCTCGAGCAATGTCATTACACAATTCTTCTTGTAGTGTTCCACGTCTAGCACACCATTGAGCAATGCGTGTATACTTACTAAGTCCAATTACTTTACCGTTTGGAATAATACCAATGTAAGCTACACCAGCTACTGGCTGATGATGATGTGAACACACACTCCTAAGCTCTGAACGTACTACAAGCATACCTGTGTACGCATCTTCTCCTTCATTTGGAAATGCTGTTGCTTTAGGAATAGGATCATAACGTCCTGTCATTAATTCATTAAAGTACATTTTAGCAAGACGTCTTGCTGTACCTTCTGAATTAGGATCAGTATGTCGATCAATTACAAGTGAATCAAGAACAGTTTCAAATGCTAGTGTAGCATCATCAATCAGTGCTTCTTTGTCACCCGCTTGTAATACTTCTGAAATGTTGTCGCCGGCCCAGTATCTAATACCAGCATCTTTTAATTTTTCTTTAATTTGATCTGACTTCTTCAATTTACGTTCTCCGAGTTATAGACGAGGATGTCTCTCATCATATCTTATTTTAACACTTTTATCATATTAGAGCAACCGAAAAAATTATCTTTCAGTTGTTTTACTTGTTTATTTAGGCTTGGAAGATAATTTTGGTAATTTTCCATATAGTTTTTTATAGTACCTTGTAGTGCTATTTGATTTCTTTGGTATGCTCCAAAGTCTTCAGTCCATTCACTTGGGTATTTAAATTCATCCAGTGCCATTTCACTATAACTAAGTCTATCAGGCACCATAGGAATAGCATCTACTAGTGCGCCTTCATACCAACTGATACCTAATGTTTCTTGTAAGTTAGCACTAAACACTAGTTTAGCCTCACCTAATAAGTTATGATATTCATTCTTGCTTAGTTCTTGTTCTTGACAGATCACGAACTCATACTGTGGCATCTTTTCTTTCAAATCACGGAATATCTCAACCTGCTTTTCAGGAGCAATTCTGTGTGGGAAAAGAATAAGATCTCTTTTCTTCATACCGTTATACATTGCTAGTGTATTAGGCAAGTATTCCATAGGCCATCCTGTTCTAATAACCTTTTTATCATTCCAATTCTGAAATACCTGATCAAACATATCAATATGGAAGTTAGTAGCGAAGAAGTTATGATCGTAACATTCATACATACTTTCTTCTGCTAGTCTGACCCAAGGCTTGTCGCCTATGAGCCTCCCAAGAAAATCAGCAGGATCATAAGACCCAGCATGCCATAGCCCACCAATTCTAATTGATACTCCCAAGAGTTCAGCCATATAACGAAGTTGGACCACAGTCGGATTCCAAGCGTCCGTATATAAGAAATAATCTCCATCTTTCACTTCTCCTTTACAGAACATTTCACCGATTTGTTCTAGTTGTTTTGATTTATAGACGTTAGTTCCGCCAAAGTTAAGAAATGCCCCAGGCGTTGTAGCCTGAGGCGTCTCTCCCCCACTCACTACAATAACTTCTTTACCGGTAGCATTCCGCAGTAAGTTAGGAACATGTTCCTTCCACTGTTTAGTATAACGTGTGTCTACTGCTTCAATATCTACGATAAAAATAGTCATCTAGTGTTTCCTTTTATAACTTGTGTTATAGCGTGGCCTCCGTGGACGGTAGTTACTCCGCTTACTTGCCAAATAAGCCCGCCAATTTTCATTGGACTTATTGTACAAATGGGCAGGATCGAACTCACGGAGTTCAAAGCGGCAAAAATCCAAATACGTATCCAAGTCATTAAAGACACGAGTGTACGCATCGCGGTTAAACTTGATTGCCATTTTATAATTCCTCTTATCACTATGGTTTCGGGTAAAAAATGTTGCAGCCGTTTTCGCCGTCTTCGGCAACTTCAATCTCAACAAATCGGCCTGGGTATTTTGCTGAAATCTGATTGTATAGATCATCTGCGATCATCTCGCATGATTTGTAATCTAAAACAAGCACTTCACTGTTGGTTGAGGACGTTCCCTCAGTTCCCTCAGTATTTCCTCCGGAATAGAGCCTTTCGAGCCATCGCTTGAACTGGATGAACTCGATATCTCTATCGTTGTGTCGCACTTCAATGCGCACCCTGAAGTGGAATATATGACGATGAGGATAACCAAGAAACGAAACATCATCCCAGTCTCCTGTTGCCAATTTTGGATCGTCTAGTGCAGCTGGGTATTTGTGTATACCCTCTTTTTTGAATGTTACCCATATAGACCTATTTACCTTAGATCTCATATAGTCTTTGTGATCTTCTTCTTTCATTTTTCTCATCATAAAGTTGTGGTGACTTTCTTGTTGTGTCATTATAGTATACCATCATTCTACTGGTTTGTCAAGTGTATATTTTGTCCAATCTGTAAATTTATTACGATCTAATAGATCATGTAAACTATGACACCATACACCTGGATTGGTTGCCTTAAAGTCCTTGTCGTCAATTTTCAACATAGTGTTGTAGTTCCACTGTTTCACATAAGGCAATGGAATGCGTAGTTGTGGAATAAAGTTTTCATATTCAGTAAGACCGGTATCGAGGAACTCTTCTGCGTAACCGATTGGAATATCTAAACTACAAAGTTTGCCTGCGGCTAAGAACGCTTTGATCATTCTTTCCCACGATTCCCATTCAGCGTGTTTTACAGGTTCAAACGAATGATTAGCACCAAAGAAGATGTGTTCGCATTGTTCATCGTCGTAATACTTTTGTATAACATCACATGGGTGTGTACCTGTTACAAACAGAGTCTTTAATCCAAACGCAGGAGTCTTTTCAACTTCTACGCCTGTAAAGAATGTTACGTTAGATGATTGTCCTGTTTCATACTGTCTTAGCATGTTCTTCCTCTAGCTCTACAATTTGCTGTTTAATTTGTAATTTTTCTTTCTTTAATTCTGTTAATTTAATATAGTCTGTACTTAAATAAGGATTAGAAAGTCTGTCAATTTTTGTATCTAGCTCTAAGTGCTTTTCTTTAAGTGATTCTAATCTAGACATTATGCCTCCTGTTCGTGATATAATTCCTCTAGCTCAGCCAATGCTTCATCATTTGGGTCGTTAAAGTCTTCAATACCACCAGTTTTTTGTTCTTCTTCGAACAAGTTATTAAATGTATTATTCGCTACACCACCTTTCAAACGCATACCCATCATATTATTGAGCATAGGTTTTGCTTGTTCAATCATTTCAAATGGAGTTTCACTAGCAAATAATTCTTCTACAAAGCGATCGAAGTACAATACATTACGAGGTACCCAATCACTAAATTCATCACTCATATCTGAGTCTTTAATTTTACGCCATGCTTTCCAGTCTGGCTTAAATCGTGCTGTTTCAATATCAGATAAGTTGTTAGCACGTTGTACAGCAACAATATGACAGTATGTATTATGTGCCATCATTAGTGCGTAACTAAAACTATCCCAACTAGTCTTTCCAACCTTACCTATTTTGTTTTGCATATCACCTTTATACCAGCAAACATCGCCTTGTGTAATTCTACGACCAATTTCACTTTCAAAAGGAAAAGGAATATCAAAGCGTTGACTAATATCTTTGTTGTCTGGTGCTTTGTCCATAATAACACTCCAACGCTTATTTGTGTGTTGTGCGTTAGTGTATACAAGTCCGTGTGCTGTTGCGATAAAAGGACTAGCACAGTCAAAACTTACAGTAAAGTTTTCGTTAACTGTCTTACGTACTTGACGTTGAATGCTTGTTAAGTAACAACTCCAGTCCAGTTGTGCTGTACCCAAGAAGTGCATCCAATCTCGATCCTCTAACAGTTGTTCATCACGTAGTGTAATAATTCGCTTAAGAGCAATTTCCATATCACACATGTTTTTACCACCCATTGCCCAACCTTCAGTTGGAAGATGTTTAACTGCTTGATACCACGCATCAGCAGTTTCCCAATCACTACCTTGTAACACATTTAAAAACTTAGTATTACCTAAACGGTTATCAATAAAAAATTTGTTATTGTGTAGTGTTTTATCTAAGCAGTCTTGAAAACTCTTAAGTCCTGTTTTAGGTGAATGAATATGATCACTTGCCCAGGTCGGAACATCAAGTAACATACTCCAATCAGCTGTAAGTTCTAACCAATTTAAAATGTTTCTACGTGTTTTATCAGCCGCGGCACCTTCAAAATTTAACCAGTCAAATTTAAGTACACCTTTACCAATCTGATAACCGCCTGAGTCTCCTACGATTACTGTATTATCTCTATCACGTTCTTGTAACATACTATCTTGTTTAATTGTTTTTTCAAGATCAAGTTGAGCGTGACCCGCAGAATATAAACCATACTTGTATGAAAAATACCCTTTGTCTGCGTTTAGGAAGTTCATACCCTCAATGCCTCGATCAAATCCTTGCGGAACACGATCTTTAGGAACAAACTCTCCATATCTCTGTTTAGAAATATATGTTGAATAAAAAGTACTAATCGCAGGCAAATACACTGCGTAGTCTTTTTGTAAAGGCGATAAATTAACCGGTGCTGTCATATTAGGCTGCCTGTGCTGGAATAATGTATTTGTAATTTGCTATACCACTATCAAGTTCGATCTGGATAGCACCATCGTTACTAAGGCTCATCTTAGTACTGTTTACATCAGCAATTTTAAGAATTGCTAAGATAGGAGCAACTGGCCAAGTCCAACCTCTATCAAGTGTTCCTTCTACATCAGTAGCAAAGATAAACTCGCCTGCGTGTGAGCTTGCGTCACCAAAAATAAATTTAAGGTTATTCTGATCTGTTTTAGCAAGGAATGTTGGATGCTCTGGATTAGCACCTGCTTGGAAGTTCATACGCTGAACACCAGCAAGTGTAGGAACAATACTCACATGCCAATTAGCACCACGGAATTTAACAGTTTTCATCTTTTCGTTAATAATTTCCATGTTCATAAAACGGTAGTCGTTTTTAAAGTCACCGTCTTTGTTCTCAAAATGAATACCAACTGGAATAGTTTCTCCGTTTCGGCTTGCTGTTGTAATATTGATCTTAGCGTCTTCTTTATATTCACTACCGTCTAACAGATACTTTAGTTTCTGTAGTTGCGGCATACCAAATACACCAATCATATCTGGATAAGGATTATTAGTTGTTGCTTCCATAATCACAGAGCGGTCATCTGCCATCGAAAAAATAGCAGTTTCTTTTTCATCGCCTGTAACCTTAACTGTGGTCAGGAAGCCTAGGTTCTGTGTATGGCTTACAATGTCTTGTAAAATGTCTTTCATAAGGGTTTCTCCATTGTTCTATTATACATTATATTACGTTTATTTAGGTTTGTCAAGTGTTTTTTATTCAAAATCAAACAAACTGTTAAAGGTGTTGTCTTGTCTTGTAGATTTAATATCCCAATCCAAAACACCAATTAAATTACCCAGCTTCTCATCAATAACAGTAGTTTCCATAGTTGCGTCATCAAACGGAAGCTCTTTAAACCATTCAGGTAGTCGTAGTTCGTCCACAGGATACGCAACACTAGTGAATCCCATTGGATTGTCTTTTACCTTACAAACAATAACTTTCGCACCGTCTGTAATAGTTTGACTGTACTTGTCATCATTCATGCGTTTAAGCGTATTCCAATTGATACTTGCTCTTACATGACCTGGCATATTTGCCTTTCCAAGTTTCTTTTCTTTGGCTTGATATTCTGTGATCTTATTAGCACGTTTTGGAGAGCCTTTCTCCCAACCTGATCGTCCGTGAAAATCTGTTCTAAATTCTGAAATGTATGCTAGTACATCTTCTTTAGGTTTTCCATCCAGCACTTTTTCTAACACTTCTTTTAAGAAGTCTTGGATAACAACTGGAGTATCAGAACGTTTAAGATCTAGTCCCATTGCTTTAATTTTACCTGGCTTGCCTTCTGTATCAACACGAAAGCCTTCCATGTCATAGTATAACACAGCATATCGTTTCTTTGTAATAAACAATCCACTTGAAGCAACTACTTCTCTACCAGCCTTAATAACATCGCCTCTTGTTTTTGGACAGTGGAAACTATCTAGCATCATTTTAGGAAAACTAGCCGAAGCGTCATCAGCAATCTGATCATACAGTTGTACAACAGAATCTTTAGTCCAAGGTATACTACCGTTATCAATATCTTCTTTTAGTATATTGTAAGCACTAAAGTAAGATGAATCAGTATCACCGTAAATAATTGACTTTCCTCTGTAGTCATAATCGCCTGTAATAATTTCATTAATCTTTGCGGACATATGTTTAACAATAGTACGTCCTGTAAGTGTAGTTGACTGTCCAATACGGTTATCAAAGAATCTACAACCTGGATTAAGAATAGCACCATACAAACTGTTGAGCAAAATCTTCTTAACCAACTGTCGCTTGTCCCAGTATTCAATTTGAATATCGTTCTCAGCATCTTTTGCTTCTTTAAGTTTAGCTTGCATCTCTTTACGTTCAGCATACCAACGCTTTAACAGTCCAGGAATAATACCTTCTTTCTCGTATGTAAAGATTGTACCGTTAGCACTTAACATCCATGGTTGATTACTTTCAAAGATCAAGTCATGTATTTGTGCGCCAGTGAGTGTATCTTCGTTACCATCTTCCCAATCGATAATGATTTCTTTTGATACGTTCTTTTCCATGACTAGTTCATACTCTAAACTTCCGAACTGTCCTTCCCATGCCGCGGCAAAGGACTTTTTGTTACGTACCATTTGTTCATCGATATAGTTTTTTGTATAATCCTGTCGAAGCTGACCTACAATAGTTTCTGGACCCATATTCAAAGCACGAATAGCACTTGGGTATAGTGAATTGATATCAACAGAGCCAATCCACGAATGAATGCCTTTTTTAGGATAAGCAACATACGCACCTGCCGCAGGCTCACTGCCAGGTTCTCGTCTAATCCTATTAGGAACAATAAAGCCACGTTTGTGTGCTTCGTTGATAATACCTTGTTCTGTAACAGCAACAGCACCCATTGTTGTTTGTAGAAGCACGGTGTTTTCATGAGCAACTACATTAGCAAGGTCTATAAACTTTAGTTTCTTGTCTAGTTTATCAAGCAATGCTGTGTCTTGTCTATTGTATTCAATGAATGTTCTAAAGTCATTGTTGTAAAGTTGATCTAGTGTACCTTCATACACAGTTTTGTTTTCACCAATTTCTTGTTCACCAATAGCATCAAGTCTATATGTATGTCGTTCTTCATATGTGTACTTACGATACAGTTCCAAACTATCTAAGTGTACACGACCTATAAGATCATATGTGACACTTTTACGTCCAAACTTTTCATACTCACGTTTCTTAGGAAGTTGATCCCAAAGGCAAAAGCGTCTTGTATCATCTTTAGATAATGTTTTAATTACACGGTTAACTGTGTAGGGAATATCAAAGCCTTCACTGTTCCAACCTGTAAGTATGTCTGCGTCTTGAATTAAGTCTAAAAAAGCATCAAGTAATTCTGCTTCTGAATCAAACAAGTACGTATCTGGAATTCCTTTGATAGCTTCTTTTGCTTCTTCCATGTTCATAGTCTTAGGAGGAATAGCAAAACATATTAGTGTATCCAGCCATTGTAAGTGAACAGCGATAGAAGTAATTGGCATGAACGCATCTTCTGGAGAAGCATATCCACGCTCTGGATCGAAGTCAACTTCGATATCAAAAAATGCTACATTAAGTTTGGGCGGATCTTGATTAAGATAATTATCTTCTAGACATCTAAAAATAGGATTGACATCGCTTTCGAATAATTTCTTGTTGCTATAGATCTTTTGTTCTTTGTGAAAGTCTTTAACGTTTTTACAAGTAACACGTTGTAATTGATCACCGTATATACTTTGATACTTTCCTCTAGGGTCAGCATAATAAAAAACATATCTTGCGGGGTATTCTTTAAATTGGCGTTTGCCGTTTGTGTCTCGTTCTACAATATTAATAATATCGGCATCACGATTATAGAACGCATCTACATAACTCATATATTTTCTCCTATGTCACTTTAGGCTGACAAATACCTAGCAATCAATTATTGGCTGATTGTGCCTTTCTCAAAACTATTTATTACCACCAGTTAGCGGCAACGCCGAATCCGAATATATTTACAATAGCAAAGTAAATAGTAATCAACATAACCCATGCTGAGCCTCTGCGATAACTTGCGTATGCTTGTGTAAGACTTCCTACAAAAAATCCTGGATACACTATTAGCATATTAGGGTTCTTTGCGTTAACTGCTAAGGTCAAACTAGCACCAACTGTAAATATAAAACTAACAAGCTCAAAGTAGAACGCTGTTTTATCAGAGTTGTAACTGTTTGCCCAAAAGTTAATTATGGTTTGTTTCATGAAGTGGTATCGTCTTCTTTAGTTGGCAAGTTATTAGTAATGCCAAGGATACTTTCAATCTCTTCCCATTCTTCTTCGTGTTTAGCCCATTCATCTTTAAAAGCAATTTTTATTGCTTTATTGATTGTGCTTGGTTTTACTTCTAATTCTTCTGCTACTGCTTTAACAGTATCTTTTAAACCTGCGTTAAGGTCTTCTACTTCTTGTAGTACAGTTGCGCCTTCTTTGATAAGTCTGTCTAATTTTGCTTTTTCTTCCGGACCGTAGTGTGATCTTGACATATTAATCTCCTAGTTAATTTATATATTATACAGTCATAAAAAAAGGCAGTCAAGTATTTTAACTGCCTTAATTTACCAATATGTGTTTTAAATTATTCTGAAATAACTGTTCTAGTAACGTCCCAAACACCGCCTTTTGATTCGTATACTTTAGCGGCGTATGCTTCTTGCTTAACTCCACCTTCAGTTACTTTGGAAGCGGCAACACGTTTTGCCCAATTCCAAATAGCAGTGTCAACAGCATTTACTTTCATTTCGCCGTTGCTTTCTTTTACAATCTTAATAGCATCTAAGAAGCTCATTGACTCAGCAACTGCTTTCTTAGTAGTAACAACTGATTCAGTTTTACCTTTCTTTTTAGCAATAGCATTCCGTAAACCTGCTGGTAATTTCTTTTGTTTAGCACTTAGACCTTTTTCTGGCTTGTCATCTTTGCTGTCTGCGCCTTTTTTGCTAGTGTCTTTCTTTCCTTTAAGGAAAGCTGGCTTATCGTCTGACTTGTCATTTGGCGTACCGTTATCATCCATAGGCATCTTCTTCTTAGCTTCTTTAACAAGTTTTGATTCAGCGGCCTTTAGGATGTCTTCAACTTCTTCATCGAATTTTTTGGACTTAACTTTAATAGATTCTGTCTGATCGTCATCAGTTTTCTTAGACTTTTTGGAATCTTTTTTAGGACTTTTACCTTTTTTCTTTGCTAATGCGTCAATAGCCGCCTGTGGCATTTTGCCTTCTTCAACAGATCTGTCCACACTACTATCTTGAATTTTCTTTGATTCTGCTAGTACTGTTGAAATACCTGCTTTGACACGCAGTTGTGCCGCCTCACTTAAAATTACTTCAGGGGTAGTATCTGTTTTTGGAGCTTCAGCATTGGGATTAGCAATATCTGTTGGCTCAATTTCTCTCATCATATTTACAATTTTGTTAAAGTCCATTGGATTATCCTCGTTTACGGTTTTGCCACTGTTCGGCTAATTTATTAGTAAGATCCTTTTTAACAGATTCATCGTAATCCATTTCATCGCGATCAACGTCTTGATCTTCATCACTAAATTTAGATTCGTATTTCATATAATGATATACACTTCCAATGTAATCAGCGGCTTTAGTAATCTTGGATGCTGTCCATCCTTCTAAATTACTACCAGGCTCAATCATTTTAAACAGTTTAACAGAATACTCTGCTAGTCTATACAGCTCTGAACGAGCCATATCTGCTTCATGATCGGGTCTGCCGTCATCTGATCCTTCGTGAATAATCTTACTATGTTTCATGCTAGTATTTATCTTTCTCAGCCTCTTTTAAGAACACCCTGGCCCGCCATCAACTGATCGTCATCTAATGCGTTTGGTCCAACTTTACCTTTATGAAATTTAGGTTTTTGGTGTTTTGGTGCTTTAGTACCGCTTTTTCCAGGTGATCCTGTATAAGATTTGCCTTTGCTGTGTTTAGCAACAGGCGTACCTGAACTAACATTAGGAGTTGCTGTTGCGCCTTCTGAGGCTAATTCTACTAAGATATCTCTAATTTTCATTTTATTTCCTGTACTCGTCTAATAATACTTTTCTTACCATATTGAGCTAATACTAATCTACGAGCCATTTCTTGATTCTTAGCAATGACTGTAGTATCTATAACTTGGCTGTATCCCGGCATATTTACTTTTACGCCAACTTTCCAAAGTTTAAATCCTTTTATAAGCTCTTTGTACTTCATAATGTATTTATTTCTTTTTAGCTTTACGCTTTTTGTTTGGAAACAGTTTTTTTACGTTCATGTATTCACCACCTACAGGAACATCAGCAGTAGCATTTTGTTTAGTTACTATACCAACACCGGCAGCCTCTTCATTTTTTTTCTTTTTAGGTAGACCCTTGTGTTTAGTTTTAGCAAAATCCTTAGCATCACTTTTCTTCATATCCTTAGCAACTTTACCGGCTTCGCCGTCTTTGGGCATGTCGCCTTTTTGCATTGCTCTTACGATACCAAAGAACTGTTGTTGCTTTTTGCTTACTGCTTTTTCTGTTATAATATCTCTAATACGCATTAAACATTCTCCTTGACAAA